TCAAGACGATAGAAAGTTTTCATCGTCTTGATGTCGTACTGTTTGGTCATGACCAGTTCGATGCCCTGATCGGTCGTCGCACGCATCACAGCCGCGCCGGCATCGTTCGGCACCGCATAGCGGCCCGGAAGGATTTCCAGAGCGTCTTTCTGCCAGAAGCAGTTAATCTGCGTCGGGTCGATGTTGAGCCAGGTGATCGTTGCCGTGGCGGACTTGGCCGTAACAGCGACGTTCTGGTACTGGGCCGCAGCATCGTTGGCCACCTGGTTGGAGATGATCGGCGGGGTAATGACGAGGGTCGTTCCGCCAGCCGGCACCGAGACAACGCGGAAAGTCTTGAGCTGCCCGGTGTTGACTTTGGTGATGTGGTGTACGGCAAACACGTTCGCGATCGTGAAGCAATCGCCAGCAACGACGTTGGCGGAGGAAGAGACCGTCACCGTCTGGAAGCGGTTGTCAACGTTGCTGACTTCGCCCGTGCCGGCCGTCGAAGTGGCGACCGGGTTGTAGTAGTTGAGCCCGGCATCTTCTGTGCTGATCGTGATGGCGCCGCCGGCAGCCGCAAGGATGCGGTTGGCGTAATCCATCTTGTAAGTCTCGAACCCGGCAACCGGGCCGACATAAGACCGCTCATAGGCGCGGTCAGACTTCGGGTTGCCGAACGAACGCGAGATGCCCGAGAGGTCAGCCGCCAGGCCGTTATAATCGCGGCTCGAGAGCGCGAAATAGCGGTCATTGGTCGGCACGCCCTGCTCGTTCATGATCGTGTCAGCAAGGGCGATGTGATCGTACTTGCCCGGCGCAGCCGAGATCGGAACAACCAGCGAGCCCTGAGCGGACGCGACGTTCATGATGGCCACGTTGATGTCGCTCGCCAGCTTCTGACGGGCGCCGTCAGCCAGGCGGCCTTCCTGCAGGGCGTCACGCAGTTCTGTTGCCGTCATGGCCCAAGGAACCGACTTGTTAAAGCCTATCGTGGCAGGCACCGCGAGCTGCGTGCGGTCCTTGAAGTTCGACGTCATGTCGGTGCCGGTGTAGGACACCATGATGTAGGGCTGGGGACGCCAGATGATGTTGTTCGTGCGCTCCATCATTTGCTGATCGGTCTGATACAGCGAGACGTTGCGGGACATTACGAGAGCGTCTTGAAATCCTTCAAGAATATCCTCGAAGGCCACCCTCTCTTCGCGGCTAAACGCGTTAACCATTTGATATTACTCCAGTTTTTTGATTTTCGCCGTAATAACCTTTTTTCATAAGGTATTCTGCGGCTGCGATTAATGTTGATGGATTGTCTCCAAGCATTCCGATCCCGTGATTACAACCCCGGCAGAGGATACCGCGCATTTCTCTCGTTTTGTGGTTGTGATCGATCGCCGCGGAGTTTTTGGATCTTCCTCGCGGCTGCAACTTTATCTGACAGATGGCGCAACAGCCATTCTGACTTTCCCACATCGCGTTAAAATCGAATGCGGTAATATTGTAAGTCTTGAAGCGTCGTTTTGTGCGGCTCACAAAATAGCCTTCCGTTTGGACATAGCCTTTCATGTACTCAGCACTATAGGCCCTGACTGCGTCAATGTTCTTTTCGCGCCATTGCCTTTGATAGTTTTGAACATGGCCGGATTTTCTTGCCTTCCATGCTTTCTGCGTCTGATTTTTGCGTACTTTGTATTCTGGTTTGTTTTCAGATATGCGCTTTTGTTCGCGTATCTTTGCAAGCTTTTCAGGGTCAGCGCGCCTTCTCGTTTGCAGTTCACGCTTACGAGCGCGCTCCTTCTCAATATACTCAGGGTTGTTACGCATAGCTTCCCATTTGGCGCGCGATCTTTCCCGTGCCTTGGCGCGTTCCCGCTCCAAGAACTCCGGGTCTTCCTGCATTTTACGCCTGCGCCACTCTTTCATGTACGCAGACGAGCTCTGGGAAGCCATTGCTCTTACCCTAGGCCCGCTGCTTCAACTGCCGTTTGTAAGCCATTACCTTGCTGTAATCGCCCGTACGGTCAGCTTCAGCGCGAAGCCGATCCAATTGATTATCGACAGCTCCGGACTTCGCAGCATTTCCGCTGACGATCTGCTCCGGCGCAGCCGATGGTTTGCGTTGTTGAACTTTCAAGTTGCCCTCCAGGCGCGCAACCGCGAAAGCGAATTGCACCGGGTCTTTAATCGCCGCCAGCTCGGCAGCCTTCTTCGGGTTGCGCCCGAGTGCGTAGATCAGGAGCGCGGGCTTTTCAGCGCCGGCCAATATCATTCCCTGTTGCGCCACCGACAGGGTGTCGGCCACAACAGCTTCTGCGTCCTCGAAGTCACGGGCTTTCAGGGTCGCCTTCTCAGTGGTGTAACCGGCGAGCTTCGCCTGCCACTGGCTCTGGGCTTCCTGTTCAGCCTGTCTCCTCAATTCCGCCTCGCGCTCATGCGCGGCTTTGGCTTTGTACCATTCATCCAGGCGCTTGTCATACGCTTCCGTATCATAGTCCACGTCGGCCAGCGTCGGCTTCTTTGGCGGGGCGGCGACTGTCTCACCCCGCGGGGCCTCGGCCTGGCGTTCGCGGTCCAGTTGACGGACCCGCTTTTCAAGTTCCCGGTTCTTCCGGCGCAGTTCCTTCACCCATTCCGGAGCGCCCGTCGGCGCTTCGGCTTGTGGTTCGGGCTCCTCGCCAGCAATACTGACTACCAGCTCTTCCTGCTCTGCTTCCGGCTGCGTCTCGCTGTCCGGGTTGACAGCCTCAACCGTCTCGGTTTCTGGCTCAGGCGTCTGTTCGTCTGTCATTGCATACCTCGTGTCTCAGCCATTGGAACCGGCTGGCTGGCCTGCCGTATCTCCTGCGCCGCGCCGAGAACGGCTGCCCGCTCCTGGTCGCTGACGTTCGTGAGGATTTCGATGGTCTTGGCGCGCGTCTCTTCGGCGCGGGCCAGTGCGTATTCCGTGTCGGCTTCGGCCTTGGCGGCCTTGGCGCGGGCCTCGAGCCCGAGGCTTTCGGCAAGCTGGGCCTGCGGGTCGGGCTGGGCCTGCATGGCCTCCAGCTCGGCGGCCATAGCTGCGGCTTCTTCCTCGTTCGGCTCCAGAACGCCCTGCTTCAGGAGGCGCTTGCGGAAGTAGCTTTGGACTTCAGACAGCCCCTCGCCTTCCATGTTCATCATGGCCATGCTGCTTAGGATAGCCAGCGTCTCGGGGTCCTGCGTGATGGTCATCATGCCGGTGAGCGCCCGGACAACCGCGGCGCGCTTGCTCGAGGAGTTCGGGCCCACGTCCACCGTCACGTCGAACTTGGCCTGCGTCAGATCATTCTGGTATTCGATTGCGCTGGTTTCCTTGTTCAGCATCGGCTTGACCAGCTCAATGGACCGCGGCTGTCCTGTCTTGCCCAGGCCCTTCATCTTCCGGTTTGGCTCAACGTAAATCTCCCGCGCCATGGACAGCCAGATCTCGCCGCAGCGCTTCACGGCCTTGGCGAAGTTCGACATGTAGATAAAGGTCTGCATGTCCAGCTTGTTCTGGATCAGCTCAACCGCTTTGCCGGACATGTTGGGCTGCAACTGCTCGCCGGCCTGCTGGTTACCGAGCAGTTCTTTGATGTCGCCATCGGTAATCTGCAAGAGCGCCGCCATGGCGGGCGGGATTTCCGGCGCCCGCGTGTAGTCAAGCGGGCCTTGCGCTTGCTCGGCTCCATCCGCATTCGTCACGGGGTTAACCAAGAGATACGGATACTGTTTGACGTTATCTTCCGCCCACATCAGTTCGTGACCGGCCACCTGCTCGGCCGTCATTATGGGTTTCTGAATCGTGCCGTAAGCGCTGATCTCGCCCAGCTTGGTCAGCTGCATGTTTTTCAAGCGCTGCGCGTCCTTGGCGAGCCTGACATGCCCCTGGCAGCGCTCGATGCTGTCCACGAACCACCGCTTTCCGTAGACCGGAACAATCGGGATCTCGGACCCGGCAATCAGCCCGTGATCCTCGAGGATGCCGCCGCCGGACAGCAGGTATTTGTGGACCTTCTGCCGCTTGATGCGCCGCTTGCGCTCCTCAATCTCGACATGGCCGGTGGCGAGCAACATCTGCTCGAGCTCGGGGTCGGCCTCAAAGTCGCGTTCAGAATGCTTGACTTCCTCGCCGTCCAGCGAGCGGAAATAGCGCAGTCCCTCGGACACCTGCTCCTTGACGTAGTATTCCGCCACGTAAACGATATCCGGCGTCTGCCAGTCAAACTCTTTGAGCTGCACGTCCTGCGGCCAGGTTGACGGGTCATCCTCGAACCGGCGCCGATAGCTGTCGCGGGTCATCGCGATAAGGACGAAGCAGCACCGCGCGTCCTTCTTGTCCTGTCGCTTGGCG